TGTATTTCTTGGAATACCATACTCTGCTAATGTACCTATATAACTTTCTTTTAATCCTGTATAAGTTACTTCATCAAACTTAACTGTTCCATCTGGTCTTTTATTACCAGGAAATGCTATCTCATAAGCAGGACTTCTTCTTACTTCTGCAATAGCTACTTGTGGATCGCCTGTTCTTGCCCACTCATCAGCAAACAAAGCAAGAATATCAGGTGGCATATTAGGGTATAAACTCTGTGCTAATTCAGCGTATGTTGCCATTATACATTAACTCCTGTCTGGCTTACTGTGCCTTGTCCTAGTGCTTGTTGTAATGCTTGTGTTGCATCTTGTGTAACTTGTGTAATATCTTGTTCTAAACCTTTTTCTCTTAAAGTATTTTGTGCAGTAGCAAAGTCATTAGACTTAACCATTTCCTGCCACCAACCTTGTGTCTCATCTGCTGTCTGACCCCATACAGAAGTTGTTAAGTTTCTCCAAGGTCGTGCAATATCTTCATAAGTTAATTCTGGATTAGTGTAATTACTAAACGCAGCAAGTCTTGATTGCTTTAGTGATTGTACTAACTGGTCTTGATAGTCAGGGTCATCTCGTAATCTACCTGCAATCTCTGCTGCTTCTTGGTCTGTTAATTTACCAAGAGTAGGTCCTAACCATTTGCTATACAATTCTCTTACTTCTCTTTCTCTTTCTGTTGTTCTATCTACACCAGTTAAAGCAGTAGAAGATAAGTAATTTTCAAACTGTGTATCTCTTTTGCCTGTAGCATATGGGTCAGCAAATAATGCAACTTGTTCTGTTGTATATGTTTGAGACCATTCTCCAGATACATACTTACCAGCAACCCAGTTAATCAATGCTTCTGGTGCATTAGACACACCTGCTGCTTGTAAGGCATTACCTACTGCTATCTGTGCATCTGTTGTAAGTTGTGTTGCAGTAGATGGATCAGAGTAGTAAGTCCTTAACCATTCTCTTTCACTTTCATTATGTGTTTGATACCATTCTGTTCCTTGCCATTCAGCATCACTAACTTCTCTACCTTCTACAGCAGCTTCTGCAATTAAAGCAATCATTTCTGGGTCTGTAATCCAAGGAGCTACTTGTGATTGTTCTGTAATTGTTTCTACAAAACTAGCAAAAGGATTATCAATATCTGCTGATAGTTGGTCTGTGTTACCTGTAACTATTGCAATAGAATCAAAGAATGCTTGATCCATTGTTGCATTTGGCTGTGGTGCTGTTTCACCTTGTGATAATAAACCTGCTGCAAATAAATCATTATCTTTTAATTCGTATGCCATATAGATTGGGTTACCATCATATATTTCTCCTTGCGAACCAGGTACTTCATACACTATGTAAAAGTTACCACCTACATTCCATAGCAAACCATTCTCTGGAATATTATTAAATTCTGTAAATGCAGTATTAATTATCTGTCCACCACTATCACCACCATCACCACCACCATCACCACCATCATCACCACCATCACCACCATCATCACCTATTTCTTCTCCCTCAGTAGAAACTTCATCTGCACTTTCTCCAGAACCTAGATTAGGATTAGATACTCCACCACCACTAACAGTTATATCTTTTTCTGTTCCAGTTTTTAAATCATTAATAACTGCTTGTCCTGGTGGTGTTTGACCAAATGCAGAATTTTCTAATGCTGCAATACTTTCTAATAATGAAACATACTTTTTACCTGATGGTGTTACTCTTGCCCAATCAGAATCTGCAACTCCATATGTTGTTTTTACTTTATCTAAATCTACTATTATGTCTGCAGGGTCTGGTTGTATTTCTGCTTCTGCTCTTCTTATTTCAGCAGGAGTTAAATCACCTTTAACAAAATCTCGCATAGCATCATCTTCGGAACGGTATCCTAAAAATTCATACCAAGTATCTATTCCATAACCTGCTTGTCCTGGTTGTAATGGACCTGATGGACCTGGTTGTTGTACTCCACTCTTACCTTCATCTTGTGCATTATTAATATCTGATGCTGCAACTTTATATTGTTTATCTAAAAAGTATTTTTGTGATGATGTAAGTTTCATACCATTAGCAGCATTGTTTTTAATCATTTCTAATTTTTGCTCTAATGGTGCATTAACTAATGCCTTCCATTCTTCTGCTGTATAATTTCTACTTTGTGCTGCTCGTTGTTCTAATGTAGTAACTCCTGGTGCTACATCTCTATCTGGTAATGACATAGCTGGTTTTTCTTCGCCTTCATCTGTTACAACAGTATCTGTATCCTCTTTATATTCAACAACATTTGTGTCTTTAAACTCTGGTAACTCAGAAGTTAATACCCAGCCTTCTGCTTCATAAACAGGTACTAATCTCTCATCTACCATTGAGTAAGAACCACCAGGTGTACGCATTTGAACTAAAGCCATTATTTTATTTCACCTCTACGAACTTGTGATTCTGCTACTGTATCTGCAAAGTCTCCTGCTTCTGCTGGAACTTGTGATTCAAAACTTGGTCGCATACCACCTGCATTTGCTTTAGTCATAGCATCTAATATCTGTGCAGCAAATACTTCTTGTTCATTTCTCTGTTTATCAATAACAGGATTAGTTTGTGGTCCTGGATAAATCTGTGGTGTTGATACTGTTGTTACAGGAACTTCCATAGTCATTAATTCTTCAGAAATTAAGTTGTTCATACTGTCTACATAATCTTTTATATTTACTCCATTAGAATCTGCTTGTGTGTAATCTATTGTTCCATTTTTAACTAATTGATTTGCGTTACCTTCACCTGAAAACCAAGCTACCGATACTGCATCCCAAGAACCATATTTATTAAAATACTCCTGTACTTTATATTTAGCTATTGTATCTTGTGCTACTGGATCTTTCCAATCTTCATCTTCCATATTAAAGTCTTTTAATCCTGCTTGTTTAGCCCACTTCTCAAAATTAATATCTAATATTCCATAACCACCTAACGCTTGTACTCGTATAGGTTTACCTGTAGCGTAATCTTCTATTATTGATGCTTTATGTTTTACTTCATAATTATTAGAACTTTCACGCATAAGTAGTGCTTTTAAATATATATCTATTAGTGCTGGATTTGTGTCATTTGTCATATCATTTTCCATAATACTACCTTGGAGCACCTGTGATGCTATTAAGAATGATACGATTAGTGGCTTGAATATCACGATTTGCACCTAACCTTTCCTGTTCTTTTGCTGTAATCTCATCAAACTTTTGTAATAATCTTGATGTTGGGTCAATAGCAGTTTCTTCTTGTACTGGTGGAAGAACAATATGATTACCTAAATCACCAGTTAATAGTTCCTCTCCACTTATATCTCCTATATCTAACTGTGCAGGTTGTTGTGCTTCATATGCTCTCTTTGTATCTGCTAACAACTGATTAGCAAGTAATTCTAATTCATATGTTTTTGGTTTTCTTTTTAATTGTTGTTCAAATAAATTAGTAACAGATTGCGAAACAGTTGCATAATCAGGTGGTAGATAAGCAGGTTCTTGTTGAAAAGCATCTATTGCTTCTTGACTATCTACAAAGAATCTTAAACTAACTGTGAAGTCTGGATTACCAGTTTGATTAGAATGTTCTAATACTTTTTTAAATGCTTCTACATCTTTTTGTTCATCATTAATAAATAGTCCACCCCATTTACCAGGTACAAATTCTCCTATTTTTAATAAGCCACTATTAACAAGTTCAGCTTGTACAGCAGCAACTACTTCTGGTGTCTGTCCTAACATTAAATTATATTCAGAACCTGATTGATAAAATAAAAACTCTCCTTGGTCATCTGTTGTATAAATTGATACACCATCAACTTCATAGTTTCTTGGTACACCTAAGAAGTTAGGTAATTCTAAAGTTACATCTTGTACATATCTAGGATCTCCTATTTGTGGTTCACCTGTCATACCAGCAATTCTATATATATCTCCTGCTGATATTGGACTAGAAGTTCCAGTTAATGCAACAACTGCTTGATCAGCAGCAGCTTTAACAGAAGGTTGTGAATATAATTCTTGCTTTACATCTTCAGGTATAAACAAAGGTGCTTGTCCTGGTAATGGACTTTTAGAATTAACTAATGATTCTAATTGTTGTATAAATTCTTCTACTGTCATTTAATAATTATTCCTAATATTTGCTTTAATTTGTTCATCTCTTTCAGCTTCTAACAACTCTCTTTTAAAATAGCTATTCCAAATATATTGAAAATCAGGATATTGTTCTATCACATAGTTTGCATAGTCATTAAGGTACAATCTAATATTGCCTAAAGCTCTAGCAGACCTAAATGATTCAGGACCATATCCTAATCTCTCTGATTCTAGTTTAGCATTATCTCTTGCCTTTAAGTACAATGCTAATCCTTTTCCTGCTTCACTATTAGATAATTGTTCATTATTTTTCCAGTTATAAAACTCTTGTATAATTACTTCTACTGGAGCACCTGTTCCTACACCTGGTATATCATCATAACCCCAACCAGGATATTGAGCTTTAAGTTGCATTCTTTTAGTGTCTTTATCTGCTTTAGCTTGTTCATCACTTCTTAGCCAATATGGTTTCATACCTGGTGCTTCTGATAACATAAACTGTTCCCAAGCAGCAGCACCTAAAATATTGTTTCTAACTAATCTCCATTGTTCTAATGTAAGAGGTTGTCTTGCTTTTTCTTCTATAGATTTCAAGTATGATTCATAACTAAATTCACCTGTTGGGTCATCTGGTCTAACAAAATAAGCAGTATTTTTATATTCTTCAAATAACTCTTTATTATCTCTATAGAATTTAGAACCTTCTACTGTTACAGGTCTTTTATATATCTGTGATGACTTACCAACAAATAATGCTGTTGGGTCAATTCCATATTGTTGTATAAATTCCTGTGTTGTTTTAAATTGATCTCCATTATTTTCTTCTAATCTTTCTCTATAATCTTCTCCTAATGCAGAAACAAATATAACTTGTCTGCCTTCAGGTGTTTTACTTAACACTTCCCATCTAGGAGTAAAACCTGTTGGTCCTATAAATTGTGCTACTGCTCTTACAAGAGTTAATGTTTTTGCGTATTCTTTAGCTAAATCCATACCTTCTTTATATTCATCATATGTTGCATCAGATACTCTACCTGCATAATATAAAGCGTTGTACACATCAATAGTTGTATTTGTTTGCAATCTTCCATATTCATCTGGGTCTAACTCAAATGCTTGTATAACTTTTTTTAACCAAGATGGATAAGGAAATAATCTTGTAAAATAATCAAATGGATTTGTAGTAGGTTCAGGTGGAAAATCACCAAATATACCTCTAACTAATGTACTTTCAGGGTCCATACCTTTTGTAATAAATGCAGCAGGAACTTGTACTAAAGGTCCTAAGCCTGGCAAAATTGACTGACCTATCAAGTTTACACTAGCAGCGAAACCTGATGCTTCTAATTGTATTGGGTCATCTTCTTGTATTCCCATCCATTTACTTGCTAATCCACCCCAACCTGGAAAAGCAAACATTTCTTCTCCTGTTGTTGGATCCTCATAGAAAAACCCTCTGTCTGTATCTTCTATTTCAAATGGGTTTGTTTCTCTACCTTTTTCTACAGTTAATTGAAATCTTCTAAGTGGTGCAGGATTATCTTTAAGTATCTTAAACCAAGTTGTTAAAATTTCTTGATACGCTTCACCGAATGGAAATATTAATCTAGTTGATTCCCAAAATCTTGTTCTTTCACTTAAATCATATAACAACTGTTTAGTTTCATTTAATGCGTGTGCTTTAGATACTTCATCTATAGAGTTAAAAGCATCATCTATTTTTTTAAATGGTGTTGTGTCTAATTTACCTTTTGCTTTTAAAGCAATTTCTTTTACTGTTAATCCTTCAAACAATTCATCTACTTTATAAAATGCTTTGCTTTCACTAGCAGGTACAGTCTTTTGCATTTTCTTTATAACATCATCTGCTACATTAGCTGACTTAGCTCTTTGTATAATTAAATCTTTAACTTCAGCAGAACTTATAGATATTAAATCTGATACTTTATTCCAGTATGCTTGTTTAAATACTGGTGCTCTTGATAATTTATTTGTTGGAGTAGTCATAAAAAAGTAAAACATATTCTCAATAACCTGATCGTACTTTTGACCTAGTTCTGATTTAGTTGCAAATTCAGAATATGTACCACCTCTACCTTTTAATAATTGTGGTAAGACTTCTTTATTTTCATCATATATTTTTTTATACTGTGCTCTTAATCCTTTTGTACTTCCTATCTGTTTCATATCAATATCTTTATATTTTCCTGTTTTTAAAAATTCAAGAATATCAGGATTGCCAGGTGTAACTATTTCCATAGTTTCTTTATTAAATGTTCCACCTGTTTTAACAGTTATACGAGCATTAATAAAATCTACAATCTGATTTGCTAAATCTTGATTATTAAATATATTTTCATAATATGGGTCTTGTCTAGCAATACTTCTTGCTAATGAATCTGTATCAAATCTTGTATTCCAAAGAAATGTTTTAGCTGCTTGTGGTCCTTCAGTTAATATCATTACAGCTAATTTATCTCCAAGTAGCTGTTGATATTCTGTCATCATAGCATCTACATAACCTCTAGGATTTTCATTTTTATCAAAAATACTAAATGCTTTTCTTGCATAACTTGGATTAGTTTGTTTCAATCCTTGATAACCTCTATGTGTACCAGATATAGCATCAAAAAATTCTTCCATAACTTGTGTTTCTTTTGAAGTAAGCTCTACAATATCAAGTAATTCTTTATCACCTGTAATCCAATATTTTTTCATAGCTTGTAACATACTTATTTCTTCACCTTGATACTTAAATCTTTTAGGTAAATTAGGAAACTCTCTAAATATAAGATTTTCTATTTCTGTATCAGGCACACCTTGTTCTATTTTTTTAACTATTTGTAATGTGCCTGTTGGGTCTAAATCTTTACCTGTAGCCATAGCTACCCATCTACGAGGAGAAGTTAAACTACTATATCCTTTACCCCACATTCTGATTTGCTCTTCAGCAATAACACGAGTAGTCCAAGCACCTCTAAGTAATACAGCAGGTTTCCAAGCAGAAGATATGTATTTATCTGCAAGTAACTTTACAGCACCATCTTCTAATTTTGTTGTTTTAGCAAATGATTTTAATGGTGTATTATTCAATACATTATTTTTTAATATGTTAGTTGCTTTAACAACTTTACTTGCAGGAATAACAGGTATATAGTTTTGTGCTAACTCTGTACTCAATCTAAAAGTAGGAATGTCCACAGGAGAACCATTAACATATGCTTTTAATTGGTCGCCAAAATTAAATGCTTGACCTACTTCATCAACAAAATATAATCCTGCTTCTTTAAGTGGCTTTTCATAGATACTAACTATTTCATCAATAATAGTTTCTGATAATAAATCATCATCTATTTTTTTGGTTAGTTCTTCTTTAAATGCTTTAGCAGATTTAATAGATGCTTGAAATAATATATCTGCATTAGCAAATGAATTAGCTACTCTTTGTTCTGGTAGCTGTGCTAATGGATCAACAAAAGCAGAAAAAGCTGTTTCTGATTCACCTAATGTAATTTGTTTTAATATTGCATCATCAGCAGCATCTAACTGGTCTAAACTATCAATAGTTTCTGATAATATTTTTGACCTTGTTTCAGGAGATAAATTCATTTGTCTCATCATATTTTGTAATGTAACCAATGAACCATCTATATCTGTTGGGTCTAAACCTGGTTCATATAATTTAGAAAATAGTCTAACACTTTTAGACCATTGATTATTAAATCTTATTGCAGGACCTATACCAAAATTTGCAAGTTCTGGTGATGTTCCTGTAATTTTAGAAAATAATTGTTGTGTTCTTTTATTTTGTCCACCACCTTTGTATGTACTAAACAATCTATTAGAAAAAGGTATTTTTTGATTAATATTTTTACCAAAATAATCTGTTAATAATCCGAACATTTCTTGTTCATTAGATGATTTAGCAATTTTATTTAAAGTTCTTAAATCTTTTGTTTTAAATAAACTTGATAAATAATCTACATTACCTGCTGCTTGTTCAGGTGTGTTACCACTAACTAAAAACTTTTGCAGATTTACTCCTTTATCAGATTGTAAAAATCCTTCTACAGAATAACCACCTAACTTAGGATATTTCTCTATAACTGTTTTTCTAAGACCACCAGATATACCACCATACTGAGCTATTTGTTTTGCTTTCTGTGCTTCATCTAAAAACTTTATAGTTCTTGCACCTTTAGCAATAGCTCCAGCACCAAATGTTATCCAGTTAGTAGGGTCAAGTGCTAATGTTCCTACAAAATCTATAGACCCTGATAAGTTTCTATAACCTTTTGTACCTGGTTCTATTATATTCATAGCAACTAAAGGTTCTGCAAGTACTCTACCTAATGTTACTTCTGGTGTATATCCACCTGCTTGTAAACCTGCTCTTGTATCACCTTTAAATTGAACACCACTAATTGCTTGTTCTTTAGCAATACTTGTAATTGGTTTGCCTACAATATCTTGTGCTAATTCTAATGCTTTATCTGGTGCAACACCTCTTTTAACTAATTCTTTGTATTCTTCTGTTTCGTTGATTGGTGTTGATTGTGGAATAAGTCCTTCACCAAGATTTATTTGTCTGCCTTGTGATGCTTCACGAAGTGCCATAGTAAAAGCAGTATCTCCTACTTTTTTTCTTATATCATCAAATTCATCAAATACTTCTCCTAATGCAACTGTTCTTGATTTACCTTCTGCTAATTTCTCATTAAATCTTTGATTTATTTCAACTGGAAATCTAGCAAGTAACTGTCCTTTAACAAAGTCTAATCCTGCATCAGCAGCAAGAAATGCTCCTCTTACTACGCCTTTAAATTTATCTGTAATACTATTCCATAAACTATTATCTTGATCTTGAACTTGTAGTGCTAAATTTCGTAATACAGCAGGACTAACTTCTTCTATATCTTGTCCAATTAAACCCATACCAGCAGGAATAGTTGGTGGTATATATGGAGCTATTTGTAAATTACGATTAGCAAGTCTTGCTTTGAATTTATTATTAGCTGATAATTGTGATTTTAATTCAGCAAATCTCTGTTCTTTAGTTTTTATCTCTGCTTCAAACTCATCTTCAAAGTTTGGATTTTCTACATTTATCATACACCTTTATTTCCTAATAATCTAAGAAGTAAAGGGTCAGGATAAACAGAATAAATAGCTCTTAATAACATATCTGGATCATCAGATACAGGTTCAGTTGGTCCAACTCCTGGTCCAAAAGGTAATCCTGATGTAACAGGTTCACTTGGTCTCTGTGTTTGTGCAAACACATCCATTTGAGGTATTGGTCTCCTCATAGCAGGTTGTGCTTGTGGAGTAGTATCTTTTGGTAATGGTGCAGCTTGTTGCTGTTGTATTAATGCTTGTTGTTCACCATAAGGCATACCAGGTATTCTTCTTACAGCTTGTGTATTGTCTTGTGTATTTCGTGCTGGTGGTGGAACATTTAATGCTCTCCTATCAGTACCTTTGTTACTAGAACTCCTCGTTGCCATCTTGCTCCTCATCATCATAATACATAAAAGTTGAACTGATTATCATATAACCAAAAGGAAACACCATTGGTGGCATTTCATCTCTAAATATTCTTGGTTGGAAAACTTCTTCATCCATTAATATATCATCACCAATTTCATCAACATCACCTAATGAATTGTGTACTATATCTGCAAACTTTTTATTAATTGACATTAGCCACCTAATCCTTGTAGTAACTGTGCTATGCCTGGTGGTGGACCTTGTGGTGGTAAAGTCGCACCCCCAAGCAATTCTTGTTCTGCCATAGGTATTTCTGGTTCTTCTGCTGTAAAGAATTTATCCAAGATATTTTGCATATCATCTGGATTTTTTCGTATCTGTACAACAGCCATAGTTGCCTTGGCATCACCCTGTTGGGCTTGTGCTAATAATGTGTCAAATAAAACTTTATCTGCTTTTTCTTTTGTAATTCTTTCATTTACTCTAACAAGGTTATCTAATCCATCTAAGTTCTCTTGTAGAGTTTGTGTGTCTATGATACCAGCTTGTAATAGCTGTAAACCTGTAACAATCTTTTGTGGTTCATCATAACCAGCCATAGCACCATACACTCTGCGTGTTTTGTATGATCCTTGTATGTCAAGTGATGGATTGTATGTTTCAGAGTAAAATTTATTATCCATATAACCAGATAATGCTTTTGTCTTACCACCATACATTTTCTCATCCCACTCTAATCTCTTAGAATCAATCATCTCTATAGCATCAGCCATAACAGTATGATATTCTCTAATCATTAGAGACATACTTGCACCTAGTTCTTCTAATCCTCTACCAGTTGCGAAGCTAAGTGGAGACTGTGAATCATCAGAAACAGGGTAAGAACCACCAACACGAAGTTGTCGTTCTATTCTATCTATCTGTTGAAAAATTTGATAAGGAACATTTGATGCAGGTTTACTGACTTGTGTACCTGGCGATAAATAGTTTACAGCGAATCTACCTTTACGATATTGTCCTGATTCTATTTCACCAGATATGTTTGTTTCTGTAAATACTGCATCTTCCATAGCTATTATTGACATCACATTAATCTTTGCCATTGAAGCCATAAGAC